TGATTATGCTGAATCCAGATTTAAAAATACAAACAAAAGGTAATGTTTTACTAGACTATAAGTTTTTAGGCAATGATACCCAAGAAAGCAATTAAGTTTTGTAATCAAGTAGCAGAAGAACTCAATACAGATACTTCTCTTGTAGAAGATCTTATTGAGTTTTACTATAAAGAAGTAAGACAACTTATGACTGACTTGGTACATCCAAGAATAGACTTAGAAGGTTTAGGCCATTTTGTAGTAAAGGAAAATCTTATTAAGAAAACTATTCCTAAACTAGAAAAATCATTAAAGACACATGACACGTCAACCTTTAATGCATACTTTACAAAGAAAGGTAAAGAAGTAACATTAGAGCAGTTGTTGAACATGCAGCTTAAGTTACAGCAAGAAGCTGCTAGAAAAGAAAATTTTATAACCAACAAAAATGAGAAATACTCTAAAAATAATTTGGGAGAATAGAAAACAGATCTTAGAAGGAATTACAAATTCTATTGTAAGAGATGAAACTGTGGAAGAAATTGCAGTACTTAGATTTTCTATTTGTGATGTGTGTCCAAGTAAGGGTAAAAAATGTGCAGTAAAAGGTACAGCTCCATGTTGTAATGAATGTGGTTGCTCTCTTGGATTTAAGACAAGATCTTTGTCTTCATCATGTCCATTAGGTAAATGGGATGCAATTGCTACTGAGGAAGAAGAAGATAACCTAGATAAACTTAATTAATATGGAACCAGAAGAACAATATACCGATTACCAAAGTAAACTATACAATAGTATGGTAGACCATAGTATTGATGGATTAGGTATTAGAACTACTAGTACTACAGAAGGTCTGTGGTCACAGATTGTTAATTCTAATACATATAAAACCCCTGCCTATTTGCTTGAAGAAAGATTAAATAAGATTGAGTTAGACAACAAACTTCTAAAACTTAAAGTACTTGGATTAGAAGGTAAGTTTACACAAGAAGAAATTACTAATATCCGGAAAATGCTTATGTCAGAAGATGAAGCTTCTAAAACATTAGCTGATTCTATAATAGAGAATGCATGAGTATAATATTTAATGCACAAGATCATAGTTACAAAAGCCTAGATGGTGAAGCTATTGATTGGATAAGTGTAACAACACTTGTTTCCCACTTTAAGAAACCTTTTGATGCAAAGAAGATTGCTGAAAAAGTTAGTAAAAAGAAAAATTCTAAATGGTATGGTATTGAACCAAAGATAATTCAAAAGATTTGGGAAGATGAAGCTACTAGATCTACTACTCTTGGTACATGGTATCATAACCAAAGAGAAACAGATTTATGTTCTCTAGCTTCAATAGAAAGAGAAGGTATTACCGTTCCTATATTTAAACCTACTGAATTAAATGAAGGAGTAAAAGTTGCACCGTCACAAAAATTAGAACCTGGTGTATATCCAGAACATATGGTTTATTTAAGATCTGCAGGTATATGTGGACAATCTGATTTAGTTGAAGTAGTCAATGGTAAAGTAAATATAACTGACTATAAGACTAATAAAGAAATCAAAAAAGAATCATATGTAGATTGGGAAGGGAAATCTGAAAAAATGATGGCTCCTGTAAGTAACTTAGATGACTGTCATTTTTATCACTACGCATTACAGTTAAGTATCTATATGTATATTATTCTAAAGCATAATCCTAAACTTAAACCGGGTAGAATATTTATACATCATGTAACATTTGAAATAGAGAAAGAAGATGACTGGGGATATCCAATTACAAAGAAAGATGCTAATGGTGACCCTGTTGTAAAAGAAGTAATTCCAATACAAGTACCATATCTTGCTGAAGAAGTATTCTCAATAATTCATTACCTTAGAGATAATAAACATAAAATTAAAAGTAAACACTGATGCTAATTAAACTATTTGATGTCCATAATAAAACAGTTGTACCTACAGAACACTGTTATACACTGAAGTCTTTGAAAGATATAATGGATGAATACCCGGAAGATTATATCAAGATATACCAGTATTTGTTTTATATGACTTGCCCTAATCCTGATATGAATCCTTTCTTTCATACACCAGAGTTAGAAAAAGAAGCAATTATTATGAGAGAAATAGAAGGAGAATTTTCTACAGAGGATGAATCTATTTATACTGCTCTAAGATTTTGTGAAAGAATGTATGAAACTCCTACTTCAAGAGCATATAATGGAATCAAAACTATGTTAGATAGATTAGCAAGATATATGGAGACTACTCCTATTGAGGCTGGAAGAGATGGTAACTTTAATTCCTTGATTAATGCTGCTGCTAAATTTGATCAAATAAGAACATCCTTTAAAGGTGCTTATAAAGATTTACAGGATGAGCAACAAAGTAAAGTACGTGGAGGTCAGGGATTAGCATATGATATGTAATGAGTCAGATATTTGAAGACATACCCACATGGGATAATGGTAATTGGACTACCACTTCTTTTGATAGCAGACAAGACTTTGCTGATTACTTGTCTAGTATATTTAAAGAACCTGGTCAATATAACTTTAATGAAGTTAGTGCAGATCTTTTTATTTCTGAATCTAGAAAATTTAAACAACAGAATGTTTACTGCACTGCACCATTTAAGTCAAGAGACTTTATTGATTATTGGGATGACCAAAAGAAAAAGTGCAGAAAAGGTGTACTTATAAAAGATAATGACAATACATGGTACTTAACTAGAGAGTACTATATGTGGTTAAACTTCTTACCTATCTTTAACAAAGAGATTCAACAGTTTGGTTTTGCTGATATTAGGGATGCACAGTACCATATGGCATTATATGAGATACTTGCAGAATTAAACTATAAACATGTTGCTATCTTAAAGAAACGGCAGATTGCATCTTCATATTACCATATGGCCAAACTTATAAACCAGCAATGGTTTGAAGCAGGGGTTACTCTCAAAATAGGAGCTAGTCTTAAAGACTATATAAATGAAAAAGGTTCTTGGAAATTCTTAGATGAATATGCAGCTTTCTTAAATGAACACACAGCTTGGTACCGTCCAATGAATCCAAGTAAAGTAATGATGTGGCAACAAAAGATTGAGGTAAGAAAAGGAGACAGAAAAACTGAAGTTGGACTCAAGGGTACTATACAAGCAATGTCATTTGAAAAGGATCCAACAAATGGTGTAGGGGGTCCAGTTAAATACTTCTTTCATGAGGAAGCAGGTATTGCACCTAAGATGGATCAAACATATGAGTATATGCGTCCTGCCATGAGATCAGGACTTGTAACTACTGGTATGTTTATAGCAGCAGGATCTGTAGGGGATTTATCACAGTGTAATCCTCTAAAGAAAATGATAGAGAAACCAAGTGATAATGATATATATGCTGTTGAAACTAACTTAATAGATTCAAAAGGTACAATAGGAATGTCTGGTTTATTTATTCCTGAACAATGGTCCATGCCTCCATACATTGATGAGTTTGGTAACTCAAAAGTTACTGAAGCTCTTGAAGCACTAGATGACCAGTTTGCTATATGGAAAAAGGAACTTGACCCGGAAACATATCAGTTAAGGATATCTCAGCACCCAAGGAATATTGAAGAAGCATTTGCTAATAGAACTGTATCAGTTTTCCCTACTCACTTGTTAACTGCACAACAAAGAAGGATAGAAGATAAAGAGGATGCATATGAGTTTCTAGATATTGTTACAGATGAAAATGGTAAACCAGTAGCAAAACCTACAAACAAGTTACCTATTATGGAATTTCCTGTTACTAAGAATACAGAAGATAAAACAGGAAGTCTTGTAGTATGGGAAAGACCAGTAGCAGATCCTACATTTGGAATGTACTATGCTTCTATTGACCCCGTGTCTGAAGGTAAAACTACAACATCAGATTCATTGTGTTCTATTTATATAGTTAAAGCTTCTGTAGAAGTAACTAAGATATCTGGTGTTGAAACAGAAACATATATTGAACAAAGTAAAATAGTAGCAGCTTGGTGTGGTAGATATGATGATATAAACAAAACCCATCAAAAACTGGAGTTAATTATAGAATGGTATAATGCCTGGACACTTATAGAGAACAACATCTCTTTGTTTATACAGTACATGATATCAAGAAAAAAACAAAGGTATCTAGTACCTAAGAGTCAGATCATGTTCTTAAAAGACCTAGGTGCCAATGCTAATGTATTCCAGGAGTATGGTTGGAAGAACACAGGGTCATTATTTAAATCACACTTACTGAGTTATGCAATAGAATATTGCAAAGAAGAAATAGATGTAGAAACAAAAACAGATGGTACTATTGTAAGAACCAAATATGGTATAGAACGTATACCAGACCCTATGCTTCTTAAAGAAATGAGAGAGTATACAGAGGGACTAAATGTTGACCGTTTAGTATCTTTTGCTGCATTAGTTGCATTTATGAAAATACAGGAGTCTAATAGAGGTTATACTAAAAGAACTGTTATGGATGATGTAGCTAAAAAGTTGCAAAAGTCAGATAATTTGTTTAAATTAAATAATAGCCCCTTCCGTCATATGGGTAGGGGTCAACTAGCTAATGGTCAATCTTACAAAAGGTCACCATTTAAAAATATTAAATAAGAGCTATGCAGGTATATAACGCATTACAGTTAAAGAAAGGTGCCAAAGTTCAACATAATAGATTGGGTAGTATTACTCAACCTTTACAGTTTCTTACAAAAAAAGATAAGGATGATGAATGGGCAGCTTGGAATTTGGACTGGCTTGAGTGGAATGGTTTAAAACAAATCCGCAGAAATGCTAGAAGGTTAATGAAGAATTACAAATTAGCCAAGGGTATTATTGACAAAACAGATTATATCATTGAAGATGACAATGAATATAGAGAT